AAGGCGAGAACTCAATGTCCGAAGAGGAAAAGATGATGAAGATGGCCGAGGAGTCGGATAAGAATAACTATAGCTAATATGCCTATTTACCAGTACGAAGACTCCAGAAATGGGAAAGTTGTCGAACTGGAAAAGGCTGTGGCCGAAAGGGATTCTGTCCCTCGTTACCTTAAACGATTCACCGTCCCGCAAAGATTATCCCTAGTGGGGGTTGGCGAACCCCTCGACAATCCGCTTGGGGTAAATCAAACAAACTTAATGAAGGGGTACTACCGCCAAGAACAAAAGCTTGGCAGTAGATTCAAAAGCCAGTTCACGCCAGATAGCATCAAACGTGCGGCTTTAAGGAGAAAAAAATATGGCGAATGAATTTGCAAGAAGCACTCGTAAGGCCAAAAACAAAGCTATCCGCTTTGACACTCAAGGCTTCACAAACGTAATTGAGTTTACGGCAAGCTCCAGCGGTGGCACGGTTAATACTGTTGCAACATCCCCTGCGTCCTTGAACGTGACTCTTAACGGCACTTCGTACAGAATTGCCCTACACACCTAATGTCACGCGCATTAGATAAATTCCAAGCTCAATACGGATTTTCCGTAGGGACGCAAGGAACAGCTACTGGTGGCTACTGGGCGATCCAGATGCTTTCAGATACCACATTTAGCGCGATCAGCGGTAAATATGATGGAACTCTGACTGGCGTTACGATTGGCTCTGGAAACATCATCTATGGCGAGTTTGACAGCTATACGGCTGGAACTGGCAAGGTGATCGGCTACATAGCTGGTTAATTCTATTAGCAGTCACACCGCCAAAGGTTCTATCCCTTGGCGGTTGATTGCATTGTGATTATATGCCACAACTAGGATTAGGCATATCGCCAGTTATAAATAGGTCAAGCGTGTTCTATTACGATCCTGACGCATTATCTTATTTAGCTGCAGTTGAAGCAGCCGATGGTCAATCACTTGAAACATCCGTAAAGACAGCAATCAACAATTTTATTCTTGGATGTAAAGCTGATGCAATATGGAATCCAATAGTTGGATGTTGCATTATGGCAGGAGCTAGAACTGTTGCAGGATCATTAGTTCCATTAAAAGGAAATTCTCCAACAAATAATAATTTTGTTTCTGGTGATTACAGCAGAACACTTGGATTAGTTGGAGATGCATCCACAAAGTATATTTCAACTAATTACAACAATACAGATGCAGCATTTCCACAGGACAACACACATATTTCTTGTTATGTAACTCAAGCACCAACTTTATCTGGATCAAAAATGTTTATTGGGCAAGCCATTGCAACAGGAGGAAGACTATGGATGCAGTGCAACTTAAGTGGAAATTTGAATATAAAAAATAGAAGTGCACCAACTGGTGGAGTTACAATTACTGGAGAGGGAATAACTACTGGCTTCAAGGGACACTCAAGAGATCCAATTTCAGGATTCACAACAATACGAAGTTCGCAAACAGATACACAAAGTTCACTTTCTTCTACTACGTTGGTTAGTGGAGCAATTGCAGTTTTTAATAATGGAGCATCTGCAAATTATAATGACGCGAGAATGTCTTTTTATTCAATTGGAACAAACATTAATTTGACTCTTTTAGACTCAAGATTAACAACACTAATGAGCGCAATTAGCGCAGCATTAAGCTAATAATTATATGCCAAGATTATCATTAGGTTTAGGAGTGCAAAACTCAAGAAGGATTAAGAGTGGAGCACCACCACTTGGATTACCAGCACAAATCATAATTACTGGCGCAGGTGTTGCGAATGGAACATACACAAAAACAACTTTAGCTGGAGTTTATACACCGGAACCAATAGGTGGAACATATAACTATCTATTAGCAGCAGGCATTTTCTATATTACATCACCTGGTAATACAAACTTTAATGGCGATTATTCTGGTAATGACTGGGTTTTAGCTACTGGAAACGATTCGGCTACAATTTATTCAGAAAATACAAGCACAGATGTAAATAATGTTCCAAGAACTGGATGGTCGCCATCCATTACAATTACAGCAGTATAATATAATTATATGCCAAGATTATCTTTAGGATTGGGAGTACAGAATGCTCGAAGAATTAAGAGTGGTAGCTCTGCACCATTCTCACCGACTGATTTATCTGGCCTGTCCTTATGGCTAAAAGCAGATGCTGGTGTAACCACAACATCACAAAGTTTTATTAATCAAATTGTTTTAACAGATGCAGGAACACCAAGCTCCAACGGAACATATACAAGAACTTATGGCGGCTATACACAATTTACTTCTCAAAATAACAATACACTAGCATATAATGAATCAGATGGTGTGTGGTATTTAGCAGACAATAATTCTGGTCAGACTTATTATTGTGGAGAAACTTTAGACACCAATTCGTGGGGTGAACAAGACGGAGCATCACCAGCACCAACAGCCAGTAACACAAATGGAACACAATACCTAGTAAATTCCTGGTCAGATCAAAGTGGAAATGGAAATAATGCAAGCCCAGCAAACTACCCCATCTACATATCTTCACTCATCAACAGCAAGCCATCAATAAATTTTTTTACAAATACATCATATTTTAACTTAGCTTCAAATATTGACCCAATTAAAACAATAATTTGTGTATATAAAACAAATACGACTCCAACTAATTATCAGGCTATTGTAGAGTCAAATTTTGGATTATATTCAGCTATTGCAAGCAATCAATTTGGAACATACCTTCAGGCAGAAATTGGATATGGGACACTAGTGGCTAATACTTCATATATATTGATAGTTGAATCTAATGATGGTCTAAATTCAAATGGATATTTAAATAATGTGGCGTATTCTGATTCTTCTGGCGGTGGTTTTGATACAAAAGGATATGTTCAAATTGGTGCTGGACAATCTGGTGCTCAGCCATGTAATGGCTACATATCTGAAGTAATAATCTATAATCGAGTTCTTACAACCCAAGAACGCCAACAAGTTCAGGCGTACCTAAACACTAAATATGCGATTTATTAATCCTCTTTTACTTTGTTTGGTACTTTCTTCATGCTCGCCAAAGCACGAAAACAACATCTTGCCAGACTATAGCGACATGGGAGCTGCTGAAGATGCTGGTAAAGCTAAATAAGGCTTATTATGGGAACTGAAGACCAAATTGGCGATTTGCGGGAGAGGCTGGCAAGAATAGAGGAGAGGCAACTCTCTCTGTATAAAATGGTTGAAACCAGCTTGTCAAACTACGCAGATGTGGTAAATAGATTGTCTTCCCTGGAGCATCTCCGGACGAAGGCTCTGGCTATTGCAGGTGTTGTTGGTCTAATATGCTCAATAGCTTGGGATGTACTGAAAAACCGCTTTAACAGCTAGGAGAAAAAACAATGGCAAATTTCACGGCAGGAACCTCATTCTCGGATGGAGTTACAAATGATGTAACGGCAGCAAAACTTAATGCGTTGGTGGCCGATGCTGTTCCTACGTCAAACCTAGCTTTGACAAGCACAAACGGTACTATCTCAAACTTTACATCTAGCACAGCAACGATTACTGGTGCAATCACAGGCTCAACAAACGTAATTAATATTGGAAGTGGGCAGATTTACAAGGATGCGAGTGGTAATGTTGGGATTGGGACTTCGAGTCCTTCAGACATACTTCATGTTAGCAAAGCTAATGGCGTATCCATATTTGAATCCACAGGAGTTTCTTCTGTTGGAATTAGGTTAAGAACAAATTCTACGGATAGGTGGCAGATAGGATGTCCAAATGCAAGTGCTGATCTTGCTATTTATACTGGCACCGCAGCAGTAGAACGCCTCCGAATTGATTCAAGCGGAAATGTTGGGATTGGGGCTACATCTCCATCATTTACGCAAGGAGGTGGTTTGCATATCAAAAACTCAGATAGAGCAAATCTAAAACTCCAAGACTCCACAACAAATGTTTTAACAGAAATAAGCGTAGCTGATAATTCTGTAAGCTCAAACTTTATTGTAGATGTTGACCCAACTAACATAGGAAGTGGTGGATGCCCTTTGATAATAAGAACAGGTGGTGGAACCGAACGCCTCCGCATTGATTCGAGTGGGAATTTGTTGGTTAGCACGACCGATTCCTCACTTACCAGCGGAGTAGGTCTTAAGTTTCTTGCAAGTACAACAACACCATTAATGGGATATGTTATAAATACTGCAAGTGCTGTAAG